TTCTAATCTTTCTTCTAATAATTTAACTCCATTTATTGTCATTCTTAAATCTCTAACTATTTCAAAATTTTGGCTCTCCATCGCTATTTCTTTTACAAGATCTCCATAAAGAGACTTAGATTCATTCATAAATACTGGATTTTCAATAATCTGTTTAGCTTTTTCAGCATAATCCTTTTTTACTCCTTTATCAATAATAGACATCCAATCATAAGAGCTTATATCTTTTGACAATAACTTTCGTATTACATATCTAGGATCACCGACCATTCTCTGTAGTTCATTAACCTTATTTTTCAATCTTACTATTTCATCGTTATATTTTCTATTTGGAAATAAAAACATAATAATTATTGTATATTATCCTCCTGCCTATTTGGTGATGGTTTTTGATTAACTCTTCTAACGCCTTCAGTTTGTTGCGATCCAACCTCTGATCTCTCAAAATCTTCAATTTCTTTAAGCAAATCTTCACCTTCTGTTTTTTCTGGTTGTGGCTGCCCAACACCCTGCGGAGCTTCTTTTTTAAATAAATCCTTACTCCTCCATGTATTTTCCATGTCATCAGCTATCTTCTCCCAATTTACTTGTTTTTGACCCTGTGAAGCGTTTTGTATTCCTACGGCCTGTGTAAGCTTATCTTTAAATAATACTTTTTCAAGTTGCGAGCCGTCCCTAGGCTGCGGCGTAACCACAATATTCCAAAAAAGTGGAATAGCTTTTAACCCCTTAACATTTATAGCTCTAATTTTTATTGGCCGGCCAAGCTCTTGCTCTTTTTGTTGATGCGCAAATATATTTTCCTTTTCTCCATCGGTTAATGGCTTATCAATAAATTGAATAACTTTCTTGCCTTTTTTACCATTCTCAAATATAACATTATTTATTGTAAATTTCCTATAAATATCTTTTAACTCTCCAGATATAACATCAAATGCTCTCTTCTGCGGTTGCACAAAATTTTCCAATAAATTATAAATTCTAAGGTAAGTCATGTCTCTCTTAGCCCTAGAATATGCGAATATAATTAAAAATAAATTTTTAACAGAATTAACCTGTAATTGCTGCACTTCCGTAGCTGTTTGTTCACCTGTTTCCGAAACCCCTTGCTGTAATGATCCCGATCCAATAAACTTTTCTGTCTCACTTTCTATTAAATCATACATGTTAAATTCAGATTGCGTAACTCCTTTGTGATCTGTTAATATAGAAAAATCATTTTTACCAACACCTTGTGTAACGGCGCCGGCTGCCCATATATCCTTTGAATAAATTTTACCTTTTTTTACTCCAATAGGTGGTTCAATCGCTTGCCTCATTTTTCTAATAAGTAATCTAATAGTTTCATCTTTAAGCCCTTGCAAAAATTTAGCGCTCGCTACTGGTTGTTTGCCATAAGCAAAGTCAGTATCCAACGGCTTAATAATAAACATATCCATATTATATCTTCTGTCCGGAGTAATTTCCCATGGTAATTCTGTTGGTTCTTCCATTATTGGAATACCATTTAAAATAATATCATACTCATTTGTAATTGGATTTATAACATGAATTTCCTCAACCTCGTCTTCGCTAACAGAATTTAATCTATATCCAAAAGGATTCTCTTTACTACCTTGTTGCGACCCTGCCCTTACAAACTCCCATCTCTTCCATTTTTTATAAATAGTTTCTGCTTCCGCGTATGAACGCCTAGTATAAAGAACAATATATGGTTGTGTCTGGAACAATCTTGCCGGTATATTAATATCTCCTAAATATACTCTAAGACCTGAATAAAGTTTTTTCATGGGTCTTTTAAAAGTAGTGCTGAAATAATGTTGCACATTATCAACTTCCTGTATAAAAACCGCTCTTTGCGTTAATAACTCTTTTAAAAACTCCGCCCAAAAATCTTCATCTTTCTCAATCTCATTCGTTCTTTTCACAATATCAACCATATCCGGACCAAGATTTCGTATCTCATTATCATCCCCATCAAAAACCTGACCTTCTGGCTGCAAATTCATGGCCATAACTTCATTAATTAAAACCTCAACTTTCTTTTCTATAGTCCCGGTATTAACCCTCACCTCTTCATCATTATTTTTCTTAGGTAAATAAGCATTAGCCGCATCTTTATTATAATAATAATCCTCCTCGTAAGTCATGTCGTCAAATTCTCTCCAAGGTTGGTTCCTTTGATCTCTGGCATGTTTAATCTTAACCCAATTAAGATTTAACCTCTCAATTTGTTCAGGCTCTAATCTCGGTTCCACAACATCTTTCTCCTTTTTTTCTTCTTCCTGTTTTAAATTGTCAGATTTTTTCTTAGTATTTTTATTTGGTTCCAACATAATTTTATATAGCAGCAAATGGATCTTTAGACTCCTTAACCGGTACTTCCATATCTTGATTAGCCATCTGCGATTTTGTAATAGTTTTTATTTTAGTCTCTGGCTCACCATCATTATCAGTAAAAGTTAAGGCTAGGGCATCAAGATTGTTCGGTGAGCGATACCCAGACTTCTTCATCTTAACCTTAGACATTATCTGTATGCGTGACTTCTCCGCCGCCTGCCTCCTAAATTTAATCGAAGGCATCTCTACCTGCCACGCCGGATCCCGCACCAACTCGCCCCGGGCCCGCAGCCAATTCCTTAAATTATAAAAATTCTTAGCTCTTATATTAATATATAAATTATAATCTTCTGATTCTTTGTTAAAAACATCACCAACGCTCACAGCATTTATATAATAACCAACTTTCGTAAGTTCTATTGCGCATTTGTGCCCCACCCCAAAAGTATCAACATAAACATTTTCTGCTTTCACGCCATGGCTGTGCATAAGTGTTGCTGTCTGCGCGGCTATCTTCTTCTCATCCGACATTTTCTTCCTTAAAACTATTTTAGCCTTAAAGCTATCCCGGACAATCCAGCTAGTTTCATCAATGCCTTCCCCCGAGGGGTCTATTCCCATAATAGGAATACCCACCCAATAATCCTTATCAACCGATGTGGGATTATTTATTTCCTTAACATCACCGGTAATAAACAAGGGAGAAAAGCCCTCATCATCCACAGCCTCGACATCCGGGAACTCCCCCAACACACGAATCTTATATTCATCAGAATCCTTACCATACTTAGCAATAATCCTTTCCTCATAACCATCAGAAACTCTCGGGCAATCTATAGTCGAAAATTTAAACCGCTCCCACGCTTCCATGTCGCCACCCTTTTGACTCTCATAAAAATAACCAACATTCCTGGTTGCGTTACTTATCATGATAACCAAAATAGATTCCTCAGTAAGCGCCCCCTCAACAGTATTAAATATAGCCTCTGGCACCGCAGACGCTTCATCCACCAAAATAAGAACATGATTGCCATGAAGCCCGGCTAAAGCCTCTGGCGCTTCCTTCCTAGCTGTTTTTGCCCTTGCCCACCAATCCTCTGGACTCTCAACCATCTTAATATAACTAGACTGCCACTCATACTTCCTTTGCGCGGCTGGGGGCATTCTCTTTAATTGCTTATAAGCTTCTTTCCAAAGAGCATCGTGCATCTGCGCATGTGATGGCGCCGTAGCCCCTATTTGAGACTCAAGGTGACAAAAAAGGTACCAAATTAATATCCATGCCATTACGGTAGTTTTGCCTATCCCATGGCCAGATCTAATCGATATACGCTTTTTACCCTTACCGCGGACAGCATTTTCTACTGACTTTAATATCATAAACTGCTGCCAGGTAAGGTGCTCTCCTTCTATATATGGCTCAAAAAAATCTTCCGTTATTTCATCATACCTTCCATCCTCGAAATAAATATTAAAGCGTTCCTTCATTTCTGGTTTAAGGGGTTGGGGAACAAGACCCCACATATCCTCGATAAACGGGAAGGGGGAGTTTTTATAGTCATCCATTCTTTGGAGGACTGCTTTTGGTATTACTATTTTGTTAGACATGGCAATCTATTTAACCTCATAAGCCGATTTAACGGCTTTGGAAAATTATATGAATTCCCTAACAATGGTTTAATATGTGAGAATTAAACCAGCTTATGGGGTTAATGGTTATTATTTTCGTGCATTAATAATAATGCTCTAAAAAATGATTCTTTTCTTAATTCCTCAACATTTTCTGATTTAACAAATTCTAGGATTGTTCTTCCGCCTTCGCTAGTTACTTCAATTTTAATTGTTGTTGATGGTCGTGGCATATTGTTTGTAGGACTAAAGTAAGGGCAATTTCCATTTTCGTTTACACTTGAATCAATACATTTATTAAATCCATCACAGTCTCTGCATTTTACATTAGCCATATTTTTTTTATAAAAAATTTTTTAAAATTTTTATGAGAATTTCACTAGCTCGATAAATACAATACGATTGAACAAGGGGGGGGACGCTCGGTTTACTACAAGGCTAATATTTCGTTTAATCTTAGCTGAGCACAATACTTCTATTAATA